ATATATCACTAGGAGGTGAACAATATGTCGGAACAAAATACAAATATAGAAAAAAACTATCCAGGTTCAGCAGGAGCAGGTAATGAGGTAAACTCACAAGGCTCATTCGTATCTGGAGGTGTTGGTGGTGCAACAGGACGCAATGCTGATGGCAACGTAAGCCCAGCAGAAGCACTTGGTAACACTGCAACTGCAGCCTTTGGTTCAACATCAGGAGCAAATGCTGTAAATCCTACAGGAGTTTCTGGTGGTATTCTAGCACCTGAACAAGCACGTCGTTTTATTGACTACGTGTGGGATGCAACAGTTCTCGCCAAGGATGGCCGTAAGGTCACTATGCGAGCAAACACCATGGAAATTGAAAAGGTTAACGTTGGAGAGCGTGTTATCCGTGCAGCAGCACAGGGTGCACCAGACTACACAAACGTTGGCGCAACATTTTCTAAGGTAGAACTCACAACAAAGAAGATTCGTCTTGACTGGGAAGTTTCTACAGAAGCACTTGAAGACAATATTGAAGGAGCAGCACTTGAAGATCATCTAGTTCGCTTGATGACAAATGCGTTTGCTAACGATATTGAAGATCTTGCTATTAACGGAACAGGAACAGGCGCAGATGCCTTCCTTTCAATCATGCCTGGCTTCGTTGCTCAGGTAAACCAAGTTGCAGGAAATGATGCTCACGAAGCAGCAGTAACTGTATCTGATAACGAGTGGACACCAGCAGTTATGCAAGACATTATCTTGGCTATGCCACGTAAGTACCGTGCACTTAAGAGCAATCTTAAGTTCTACGCAGGTACTGACGCATTCCAAGGAATTGTTAAGAATAACGGTACACTTGCTGATGCAATCGCAGAAGCAGTTGCTGGACAAGTTCCAGGAAGCACTCAAGCAAACCGTCAAGCATACCTTGATGGCGCAGGACAGACATTTGGTAACTCACGTACAACTCGTGTACTAGGTGTAGATGTTCTTGAAGTTCCTTACTACCCTGCAGGATATGTAGATCTTACATTCCCACAGAACCGTGTATGGGGCTTCCAGAGAGACATCACTGTTAACCGTGAATACAAGCCAAAGAAGGACACAATTGAATACACAGTATTCGTCCGTTTTGGTATTCAATGGGAAGAACTAGATGCTGTATCTTATGCAGATGCAGACTCAACTGATTCATAATCATTGATCCATTCAGACAAGGGGAGGGTAGTTTAATCGCTACCCTCCCTTAGTCATATTCTGGTATAATTACAAATGAACGTAGGAGATTATATGACAATGGAAGAATTAGCAACAAAGACCGTAATGGAACTAAAATCTTATGCTAAGAAAAATAACATTGATTTATTTGGGGTATCTACCAAATTAGAAATTTTAGAAGTAATTGCTAGTTTTAATCCAGAAAAACCAAAAGATGATGTTGTAGAAGAAAAGAAAGCAATTGAAAAAGTTGCCCTTTACTCTGAAAAGAACATCTACTGGGGTGGACTTGGAGAACTAAAGGTGGGGTATAACATCGTCTCAAAGGAGGCATCGGAAAAGTGGATTACTCGCAAGGCAGTCAGAATTGCACAGCCTGAAGAAGTAGCCTCATACTACGGTAAATAACAATGTCAGTCATTCTTCGCACACCACCATACCCACTTTCTGTAACCTATACAGTTCCAGATGAGTCAGCAGACTATATTCTTGTTATTGAAGACGTTCCAGAACAAACAGAACTTGAAGTATTTATTAGCGGAGAGTCTGGTCTAACTGCTTCGTCAGAAGGAAAGATTACATATGAGTTATCTGGAGACTTTGTAAAATACGATAAGTCATATGCAGTAACAGTATATGAAGATATTGATGGTGAACGTGGAGATATAGTTGTTGAAGATAATCTACAAATTGAAAGACCATATGTTGATCCAGTTGCCATAGCAGCATCATACAATGAAACATCTGCAACAGGAATTGAAAAGTTTAAAGAATATGAATCAATGGCCAGAGCAATTATTGATACAATGGTTGATGGATTCTATTACAATCGTAAATTTTTAGAGGTTGTTGGACAAGAAACAGATTATATTCCGCTTTGGGATAGGACACATAAAATTTTAAAGGCATACGAAAATGCAGAACTAGTATATGATGTAAATGATCCAGATGGTCCAGCACTTGGAGACTTTAATTATATTATTACAAAAGATAAGACAGCAATTACCAAAGATCCAGTACAAGCAACAGATTCATTAAATAGGGCAGAAAGACGTCCATCAAGAATCCCACTTGGAGTTTCAGATTCCTATGCATTGTTTGATACAGAAGATAGTGGAAATGTTCAAACGATAACTGCAGGAGTTGGATTTGCTGAAGGTGCTGATTATATTTTCTTAGTTGAAACTGGATATAAAGTTGTTCCAATTGATATTCAGGATGCTACAAAAATGTTAATTGATGATATTAAGTGTGGTAAGTTAGACTACTATAAGAGATATGTAAAAAACTACAGCACTGATCAATTTAAAATTGAGTATGACAAGAGAATGATTGAGGGTACTGGAAATATTATTGTAGACAAGATTTTGTCTAAATATGTTAATAATATTGTTCGTCCTGGAGTGTTGTAATGACTGTATGCGAAACTACAGACTTCATGTATCCAATGAAGGCAGATATATATTTTCCAATTCTTACACAAGGTGATTATGGTCAACCTAAAAAAGACTGGGTATATGATAGAACAATCGTATGTAATGCAACACCAGTAGGTGGGGCAGGAACTGAAGATATAAAGCCAGAGACATTTTTACAGTATGAAAATAAATTAATTGCAAGAACAGGAAACGATCCAAGACTGTCATCTAATGGATCATACAATGCAATAACAAATATATTAATTACAAATATTAGAAGTGCAAACGACTCAGTTATTTATAAGGAAACAGCAGGTGCAAGAACTGGCAGAGGCACTATTTATGAAATAGCAACAGTAGAACCATTTACTGGTCCATTTGGAGATACAGAATATTATAAAATGTTGTGGCGTAGAACTGAGAATCAAACGGTAGGCGACTAATGTTAGTAAACATGAATACTAAAATGTTTACTGCACAAATGAACAATATTGTAAACTACTCTTTTGGTTTTTTAGAAGGTGTTCAAAAAGGTAAAAAAATATTTCTTGATAAACTTGGAAAAGGCGTAATAGAAGCATTGTCACAATATGTTGATGTTGAAGCAAGGTCTAACCCAAAAGCATTGCATCATGTATATGAATGGAATCAAACTGGAAGTCCAACATCTAGACTATTTAATTTAAACTATACTGTGAGCAATCTTGGATTATCAATTAATTCTACATTTAAACAATCAAGAACAGTTTCAGAAAATATGACAGCACCATTTTATAATAAGGCAAAAATTATGGAAGAAGGAATTCCAGTAACAATTGCACCAACAAGAGCGCAGGTATTAAGGTTTAGTGGTGCAAATGGAGAGGTTTTTACAAAAAAGCCAATCAAGGTTGATTCTCCAGGAGGAGAAGAAGTTGTTGGAAGTTTTGAATCAGTAGTTGATATTTTTATTTCTAGATACTTTAAACAATCATTTTTACGTGCTTCTGGATTATATGATTACATTAAAAAACCAACATTATATAAAACAAACTTTAAGGCTGGATCAAGAATGGGTAAAAGCAAAGGTGTTGAAACAGGATTTAAATGGATTGCCAATGCAACAATTGGGGTAGAATAGACCTATGACTATATTAACAGACACTGGATTTCCACCAACATTTTTGAATGGATATATTCTTTCAGAGTTAGCATATTATGGATTGGTTGCTGAAGCAGACTTGTTAAACCCAAGTCCAATGGTTCCAGCCCAGTTTCCAACTAATATTGAAGATTTGTATAACGATAGTATTGTAATAAGACAAACAGAAAGTCCTCTATTGGTTGTATATGATAGATTAATGAGGTTTAGGCCAAGCCCATTTTATATGCGTAAAAGGGAGCAACTTATATACTTCTTATACTCAACAGATGTTGCAAAACTAATAGACGCTGTTCGTGTAATATCTAATGCCCTTGACCGTGAAGACTCATCAGCACAAGATATCAATTCCTGGGCTATTGCTAATCCAGTTTTAAATTCTCAAGGTAATGTGATTCCATATAATATTTTCTTTCATAATACTAGGGTATATCAGGCAGATGAAAGTAGAGACGTTGCAGAATTAGCCTCAGCAAGAACCCTGTTCGTAAACAAGATTATTGTTGAATACGACTATCACATCAAGACAGAGCCAGATTCTAGATATACATAAAAGGCAGTATAATTGGTCTTGAGGAAACACGCCAAACAACTTAATAAAAACTTTATGAAAGAGGTGAATAAATATGCCATATAGCCGTGGTACGTCAAACAACATTATTGTTGGTGCAGCAGCACTTTTCGTTGCAGATACAACACTTACTCCAGGAACACTGGAAAGTTTTGATTCAAGCGAATCTTTTAAGGATACGCTTACAGCGGATGCAGCCTATACTAACGTAGGTTATACCATGAACGGTCTTGAACTACAGTTCCAACCAGATTTCGGTGAAGTCCAGGTAGATCAAATTCTTGACGTTGCAAAACTATATAAGCA